AAAAAAAAAAAAAAAAAAAAAAAAAAAAAAAAAAAAAAAAAAAAAAAAAAAAAAAAAAAAAAAAAAAATTTTTTTTTATTAATAAAATTGATATTATTATTTAATATTATAACATTAATAATAATATAAATATGGGTGCTGGAATATTACCTGTTGCATTATATCAAGGAACATTATTTTTATTATTAGGACAAGAACGTTTTAATAATTTATGGTGTGACTTTGGCGGTAGAGCAAAAAAAAGAGAAAATACATTTGATACAGCTGTTAGAGAAGGTTCTGAAGAATTAAATGGTTTATTTGGAACTGAAAAAGAATTAGAAATTAGTGTTAATAAAAAATTAATAACTTCTATTTATTATGAAAGATATACTAGTTATTTATTTAATATTAGATATTCAAAAGATTTACCTATTTATTTTTCAAATATTAATTATTTTGCAGAGAAACACCTTCCAAATTTAATTAATAATGATGATAATGGTTTATTTGAAAAAATTAAAATTAAATGGTTTCCTTTAAATGATTTTAAAAATGAAAAAAATAAAATTATTTTAAGGCAACATTATATTGAAATTATTAATTCAATTATCAAAAATGAAGAATTTATTATTAAACAAATTAAACTATTTGAAAATATTTAAATTTATATTTCTCTTTAATTCTTTTTAAATATTTAAAATTATTTTTTTTAAATATTTTAAATTATTCTTTTTAAATATTTTAAATTTTATTTCTCTTTATATTCTTTTTTAAATATTTTAAATTATTTTTTTTAAATATTTTAAATTATTCTTTTTAAATATTTTAAATTATTCTTTTTTAATATTTTAAATTATTTTTTTTAAATATTTTAAATTATTCTTTTTAAATATTTTAAATTATTCTTTTTAAATATTTTAAATTTTATTTCTCTTTATATTCTTTTTTAAATATTTTAAATTATTTTTTTTAAATATTTTAAATTATTCTTTTTAAATATTTTAAATTATTCTTTTTAAATATTTTAAATTTTATTTCTCTTTATATTCTTTTTTAATTATATAAACACTCAAAAGTTAATATAAAACTCCAATCCATATTATTTAAACTAAATAATCTACCATATTCATCTAATAATTGAATTTGTAATTTCGCTATATCTGTTGGTCCAAAATATTCTCGTATATGTTTATGAGTATATAAATAATCTCCGGCATTCGCTCCCTGTTTAAATGCTGTTTTACTTTCTAATAATGATAATATATTTATTCTTCCTATTATATTCGGCGCAATTATTGAATCTGATGCTATTGAAAACGCATTCTTCGCACTTGACTGAAAATCATCTATCGCTATATATAAATATCTTGGATAATTTATATAACATATACATCGTGAATATACATTCGCTATTTTTAAACTACTATTATAAACACTCGCATCTAATACTACTTCATTCACTCTAAAACCTAACATCCATCCTAATTTTTGATATATTTGATTTGTATTACATATATTTGTTTGTAAATTCGTATTCTGGTCTATTATTATTCCACTATTATTTACATCAAATGTTATTACTATTTTATAATTATTAAAATATAAAGGATAAAATTTTGTATTAAAAGTAAAATAACTTATACCATTCTTCTTATTTATATTAAATGTTAAATTATTTTTTATATCAGTAAATGGAAATGCATCTATTTGATTTTGTATTTCTGTTTCTATATCTTGAGCTATTATTTGAGAATCTGATGTAAATTTTGATTCATATAATCCCGATGTTAATACTATATCTCCAAATATTTCCGTTGGATTATTATTTATATCTAATACTTTTATATGAAATATATTATTATTTAATTCATCACTAACATTATAATAAGTTAATGGTATCTCTATTGAAGAAACAGACATCGTTAATGTTTTTGTTATTGTTTCGGGCAATTTTATTATATAATTATGACTCTGATTTAAACCAGAATCATAATTTTGTCTAAATAAACTATCTATTGTATAAGTCTTTTTTATTATCGATCTATTTATTTCTTTATTATTTTCTAATACTGATTTTGTTATATTATTTTTTGTATTTATTATAAAATGATTCGTATCCACTTGAACTATATCATTCGTATTTGAACTTTTAAATAAATTATTTATTAATTTATTATTCGCATTATCTAAAAAAATTAATAATTCTTCTTTCATTTCTTCATTTATTGAACTTTTTATTATATCATTTTGCAATTTGATTTTTAATTTTATTATATCTTCTTTTGTATAATAACTATTTAATTTAAATAATCCTTCTAATTCTGTTATTGAATATGTATTTATATTTAAATTTATATCATTTATATTATTCATTTCTTTTAATATATATTATTATATTTTTTATTTATTATATTTAATTCTATAACATTTTTATTATTTTCCAGAACAACTCGAACATTTAAAATTTCCTTGCATTATTAATGTTCCATATCTATTATTATTAAAAGCTCCTAATTTTAATATTGCTGGTTTTTTCGCATTTATAAATCTATTTTGTTGCATATTTAACATTTGGACGTTTGTATATAAAAACATATTCATTTTCATTATTGGTTTATCTGATGACATTATATAAATTATTTTATATATTTATTTATTATAAAATTTATTATAAATAAAATTTATTTATAAATAAAATTTATTATAAATAAAATTTATTATAAATAAAATTTATTATAAAATTTTATAATATATTTCTTAACATGTATTACAATTATTTGAATTTATCAATCCATAATATTGTGTTTTATTTCCTATTATAGGTATTGATGCTTTATTTACACTTTGAGATTTTAAATATTGAGATTTCTTTTTACCTAAATACCTATCATATGAATTATGTTTTACATCTATTCCTACATTTTTTAATTTTGGATTTAATAATGCAGTATTATAATCATACACTCTATCACTGCTATTATTCCAACTTTTATTATTATTTATTAATTCATTTCCAATTGTTAAACTACTTAATACAGATGTTAATGTTGAACTTTCTACTCTATTTTGTTTTTGTATTCTTTGTTGTGTTTCTATTGGATATATTGATGATGTTCCTGTTATAGGAACAGATAAAGGTTTTTGATATTTATAAATCGGTTTTATATTATTAAATTTATTTACACAATTTATTAAATTCGGATCCATTAAAAACGCTGCTTTATTTGTTAAATAATAATTTGGTTCTGTTATATTTTGTAATAGTGTATCTGATATATCACATGTAAATATTCTATTATTATATAAAAAAGAATTGTTTGATAAATCAGTTTCTAATTTTGTTATATAATTATATTTTCTATCTGTTATTGTCATATTATTATATTATTATATATTTTTATTTTTATTTAAAATTGATTTCTTTTTTCATATTAAATTATTATTAATATATTATATTATAAATATGACTAATTATATATGTAATTATTGTTTGAAAACTTATGTTAGAAAATATTTTTATGAAAAACATTTATTAATTCATGAAACTCCTTTAGAAACTCATTTAGAAACTCCTTTAGAAACTCCTTTAGAAACTCATTTAGAAACTCCTTTAGAAACTCCTTTAGAAACTCATAGTCCAAATATAGAAACTCATAGTCCAAATATAGAAACTCCTAATCCAAATATAGATTTTAATTCTAATATTAATTATAATAAAATATTAAATTTATTAATTGAACTTAACAATAAATATAATAAACTTCAAAAAGAAATTAATTTTATTAAAAAATTTGTTAATATTCCTAATAATAATAATATTGATATTTTAACTTATTTAAATAATAATCATATTTATGATTTCACTTTTCATAATTTTATGGATTTTATTATTATTGATAATCATTTATTAAATATTATTTTTCAAAAAGATTATATTGATGGAATATTTGATATTATTATTCATTTTATTGAAAAATTAAATTCTCTTGATATTCCTATTCCTATTAAATCTTTTAATAATAAAGAAAATATATTATATATTTTACAGCATAATCTAAATAATAATCTTAAAAATTGGATTATTATTGATGATATTTATTTTAGTAAATTTATTAATAGTATTGATAAAAATATTTACAAATTATTTTTAATTTGGAAAGAAGAAATCTCTAATAAATTAACTAAAAATGCTTTTTCTGAAATTTATATTATTAATATGAAAAAAGTTATCGGTGCTAATTTTGAAAATAAAAATACTAAAAATATTATTAAAAATAAATTATTTAATTATCTTAAAACCGATATTAATTCTATTTAATACTAATTATATAGAATTAATATATTTATTTTTTTTATCTCTCTTTTAAATTATATATGTAATTATTTATATATCTTGATATTATCATACCTGTATCTCCTTTATAATGTCCTAAATCCTCATAATATACTTTATCTTCACTATAATTTAATTCTGCAAATACAGAGGATGGACTTATAAAATGTATATTATGTTTTTTACATATATTTTCTAATAAATTTATTAAATATTTTCTATCTTTTATATACTCCCCTTTCAATTTCGCATTAAAATGAGACACTATTATCATTTTTCTCGGATATATCATTCTTTGAATTTCTAATATATCATCTTCTATTTCTTCATCCGTTTGATATTCTAATTTATATTCATTTAAAATATTTTCTGGTGTATTTAAATAAAATTTATAATCTGGATTTCTATTATCTACACACAAATGATGTAAATAATGATTATTATGTATATACTTCTTTCTAGAACATATTTCTATTACAAATAATTTACTTCCTTCAAATAAATGTTTATAATAATCATTATAATATATATTATTATTTTTACATATCGCTGTTCTAAAACATACTCTATTATATGGTTCATTTATTATTATTTTATTTGTTATAAATTTTATTAATTGAATTATCTCTTTTGTTGAATGTGTAAAATTTATTAATTCATTTAAATTATTATTTCCTATTATTCCTAATAATCTACAAGTTCCAAAAACACATATATTCATATTATTTATAATATTATTTATTATTTACTATTTATTATTTATTTTTATTATTTATTTTTATTATAAATAATAAATATTTATTTAAAAAATATATATTCTTTTTTATATTCTTTTTATATTCTTTTTAAATAATTCTCTATAAATGTATTTACATCTATTATTTTTATTTTTTCTATTTTTTTTGCTTTCATCATTTTACCCGTTTCATTTTTTAAATCACCTACTATTAATATATCTGTTGAATTTGTTACATTATTCTCTACTTTTACACCCAATTTTTTTAATTGTTCTGTTAATTCCTTTTTTTTTATTAAACTATTATTAAAATCTGACATCACTATTATTTTATCTTTTAAAATACTTTTTTTATTTTCATCTTTTTCATCTTTTTCATCTTTTTCATCTTTTTTATTATTTAATTTATATATTAAATTTGTTCTATTTAAAAATTCTATAAATTCGGGTATTGCCTCCACAAATTTTTTTGCTGTTTTTTCACCCAAACCCTCTATTCTTTTTATTTTTTCTATTTTTAATTTCATATCTATTTCATCTGTTAATATATTTGGTTCTTCTTTTAATATTTGTGATATTATTTTCTCACCAAATCCACGTCCAAATATATTAGAAGCAATTGCTATTTTTTCTAATGATGCTTCATTTAATTTTTCTTTTATTGAATTATATATTTTTTTTGACATCTTCTCTCTAAAATTTTCCACCTTTTCAAAATCTTTTTCCGTATAATTTAATATCTTTTCTATACTATCACCACCTACATTTATTATTTTTAATATATTTGATTCTCCTAATCCTTCCACTTCCAATTCTTTAAAAAATTTTGTTATATTTTTTAAATTTACCATTTCATTATCCTTCTTATTTTTTAAAATTAAATCCGCTCCTGATTCCGTCCATTCATATTCCTCTTCGGGCATTATTGGTTCCTTCGCTTCTTTTATTATTCCATCTTTTAATATATCCGGTATTACCCCTCCTGCTCTTACTAATTTTACTACTGAACCTAATCCTATCTTATTATCTACTATAAAACGCCCATTCTTTCCAGTCGCATAATTTATTGTTACACCATCTATTATTATTGGTTCTATTCTTACTCTCGGTTTTAATAATCCATTCATAGATGCAGTCCATATAACATCTATCACTTTCGCTTCTACTATATCATCACTAAATACCATCTTAAAAGCAAACGCATTTTCTGGATTTTTATTTGTTCTCTTCTCTATATTATCATTCATACAAATTATTCCATCTATTGTATATTCATAATTCTCTCGCCATTCTATTAATTGTTTTGATAATATCTCATTCGTTATTTCTTCTAATATCACATATTTTACTATTTTTTGTTTCGGTTCCATTTTTTTTAATAATTCTAATTGTTCTGATGGTTTTTTATTATATGGTTTTATTACCTCATATATTACCATATCTAAATCTTTTATTATATTTATATCCTCCTTATTTATATTCTTCTTATTCACTACTCCCGATACAAAATTACGAGAATTATTAAATTCCTTTGAATATTTATTTTTAAATAATTCTTCTTTTATTATTAATTCTCCTCTTAAAGTTATATCTTGCATTTTTGGTAAATTTAAATATGGTATTAAATGATCTATTATTTGTCCGTATTTTCCATCTCCTCGTGTATATAAATGAACTTCACCATTTTCTGTTGAATATAATGCACTTACACCATCCAATTTACTTGAAATTATATATGGACCTTTATATTTCATCTTATAATTTATTATTTCATTCGCTTTTTTCTTATTCATCGACCACATCTCATATGGTAATTTCACTTTTAATTTATTTAATTTTATTTTTTTATATTCTTCTAATGCTACTTCATTTTTTGGATATTTATTTAATACATATTCCCTTAATATATCATATTCTTCATCCGTTAATAATAATTTTTCTGAAATATCATTATAATATTTTTCTATTGAATACATTAATATATCTGTTAATTCTTTTTCTGTTAATTTATCTAATATATTTATTCCTTTCTCTCTTAATTCTTCTATATTCTTTTTTATTTGATTCTCATTTTCATATTTTTTTATATAATCTTTCATATTTTTTATATTTGATTTATTCATCTTTATTTTTTGCGTTTTTATTTTTTCTTCTTTATCATATTCTTCTTTATAATTTTTTATTGTTTTTAAATGTAATTTTGATATTTTTATTTTTCTTGCTTCTTCCTCTTCTTCTTTATATTCTTCTTTTTCTTCTTCTTCTTCTTTTTCTTCTTTTTCTTCTTTTTCTTCTTTTTCTTCTTTTTCTTCTTTTTCTTCTTTTTCTTCTTTTTCTTCTTTTTCTTCTTTTTCTTCTTTTTCTTCTTTTTCTTCTTTTTCTTCTTTTTCTTTATATTGTTTTTTTATTATTATTGAATTTTTATCTATTCTTTCAAATGGTTCTTTATATTCTATATTTAAATAATCAAATATATCTTTTTCTGTATTAAAAATTACATTTGTTATTTTTTCTAATTTCTCTCTTTTTTTATTCTCATTATTTACTTTATATATTCCATGTTCGTTTAATGTTAAATTCATATTTAAAGCTTGTTGTCTCATAGCTGTATTAAAATCTTTTGAACCTGTAAAATATAATATTGTAAATGCATATTCTTCTGGCTCACTATATAAAAAGTCTAATCTTCTTGGTTTATGATTTACTATTTCTCCTATCGTTAAACATTTCGTTACGCCATTAGTTAATAAATGAATTATTATTCCCGCATCTTTTAAATTATCTATATAATTTTTAAACACTTTTTTATTATTTTTATTTGATGTTAAAATTACATCTATATCACCTGAACTTTTTAATCCTCTTCTATAACTTCCTACTATTTCAAATTTATAATCTTTTAATTCCTCATTCCCTTCCTCTAATGTTTTTTTAAACACATCTAATAATATCTTTTTATATTCATCTATTTCTTCTCTTGGTATTCTTTCTAATAAATCCTCATAATATTTTAATCCTATTTTTTGTATTTCATTTAATAATGATTTCCCATTTTCTTGAATTTCATTTTCTCTTTCTCTTAACTCTTTTATACTTTTTATATCTTTTTTTATTAATTCTTCCGCTTTTTTCTCTCCTATTCCATACACCTTTAATAATTTATCCATTATTTCTTCCGTTTTTTCTATTTCTTTTAATATATCCCTCTTTTTCTCAATTTCTTCTAATGTATTCGTATTTATAAATTCTTCAAATTTATCTAAAAAATTTTCAGATATTTTTAATTTCATATTCTTTAATTCTTCTCTTGTATTTATTTTATTCTTTATATTACTTAAAACATTTATTACTTCATTATATGCTTTCTTTCTATAATTATATCTATTATCCTTATCTATTAATTTTATACTTATTTTTAATTTTTCTATAAATCCACTCAATTTATTTTCATTTTCATTTTCATTTTCATTTTTATTTTTATTTTCATTTTCATTTTCATTTTTATTTTCATTCATATTTTTTTCATATATACTATCCTTTAATAATTTTATATTATTTTTTTTTATTTTATTCAATTTTATTGTTCTTTTCTCTTTTATTAATTTTTTATTTTTTATTGATTTTTTATTTTTTATTGATTTTTTATTTTTTATTGATTTTTTATTTTTTTTTTTTTTTTTATTTTTTATTTTTTTCATATTATTTATATTATTTAAATATATATATATAATCTATATGGTTAAAACACAAAAGAAAATAATCAATCAAATTATTAATAAAACAAAAAAAAATAAAAATAAAAATAAAAATAAAAATAAAAAAAATAATAAAAATAAAAATAAAAATAAAATAAATAAAAATAAAATTAATATGAATAAACCGATTATTATAGAACACGTTGATTTTCAAGAAACTAGTAAAATTAATAATCATAAACCTAAAACTATTAAACATCATTTAGATATTATGTATTCGCCCACTAATAAAGATAAATCTTATAATTTTAATCCTATTTTAAATTCTAATATACCTTCTTATTATAACTCTAAATTTAAATTTAACTCTAAATCTAAATCTAAATCTAAATCTAAATCTAAATCTAAATCTAAATCTAAATCTAAATTTGAAATTACTGATAATAAATATGATTTTCATAAAAATATTACTTTAAATCCTCATACTCATTTAAATGATAATTTAGAAACATTTTTTAATTCTTTTTTAAAAAAAAAATAATTTTTATTAAATAGAATTAAAATTATTATATAAAGTATTATTATTTAATATATTAATAATTATGATATATATATTTTATAATTATCAATTTATTTATACTATTTTTATGTTATCTTTCGTTTTTTCTTCTTCTATATTGTTTTCTTTTATTTTTATTTCTCATTTCGTTTATAATAAAATGTTATTACATTTTTATAAATTTTATAATATTAATAAGGAATTATATGATTATGATATTTATTTATTTCAATATTTAGATGAATATAATCAATTAGAATATAAAGAACTTGATAATAATTTTATTCAATCTTTACAATTTAAATTTATAACACAAAATACCAAATTTGGTAAAATTATACTTAATTATGATTTTTATAATTCATCTTTTAATTATTATTGCAAATCTATTTATAATATTCCATTCAATTATTTAGAAGTTATTTCACGAATTTATGTTGTTAAATATAATTGTAAAAACTTATATATTGAAAAAAATAATAATATTGATTTTAATGATAATAATATTGAAAATAATATTGATAATAATATTGAAAATAATATTGATTTTAATAATAATATTGATTTTAATAATAATATTGATTTTAATAATGATATTTTTTATTTAAAAAATAAAAATAAAAATAAAAATATTAATATTAATAATAATAATAATAATAATAATAATAATAATAATAATAATAATAATAAATTAGAATATAAATCTAATTCTTATAAATATAAAGGAACTATTACAGAATTTATTAATTCTATAAATAATAATTTTGATATTATTTATGATTTTGAACCTTTCATTTCTTTTATTTTAATTGAAAAAAATAATTATAATTATCAAAAAAAAGATTTATCATATTCTAATTTTATAAAAATATTTTAAAATATTTTTTATTATTTTTTTATTATTTTTTTATTATTTTTTTATTATTTTTTTATTATTTTTTTATTATTTTTTTATTATTTTTTTATTATTTTTTTTATTATTTTTTTAATTTTAAAAAATCTAAAAATCCAATTGTTTTTTTTATATCAAATGATGATTCTAATTTATCTTTTGCTATAAAATATGCTTTTTTTTCTATTTCTGTTAAAGATTTAAAATATTCTTCTTCTTCTATTTCTTCTATTTCTTCTATTTCTTCTATTTCTTCTATTTCTTCTATTTTATTTTCTTGTATTTCTTTTATTTTATTTTCTTGTATTTCTTTTATTTTATTTTCTTGTATTTCTTTTATTTTATTTTCTTCTATTTTTGTTTTAAATAACATTTTATTTATATTTATAATTATATTTATATTTATATATAATTATAAATATTTATCAATTTTATTTATAGTTATTTTTATAAATATAAGTATATTTATATATTTATATTTATATATTTTAAATGCTTTCTAATAATAATAATATTAAATATGATAAAACTAATTTATTTGTAGGTGAGGGTTCATATGGATGTATTTTTAAACCGGGTCTAGATTGTAAAGGTAATAAAAATAATAATAAAAATATTATTAATAAAATTCAACTTATTAATTTTTATAGTGATAATGAATTAAATATTTCTAATAAAATTAAAGAATTACCGAATTATGAAACACGATTTTCTCCTACTATTAATTATTGTATTATTGAATTTGATAAATTATATAATAATCCTAATATGGATATTAAAAAATGTTCTATATTAAGTCAAATTAATACAGAGAATAATTTTATTAATAATAAATTTTATATGTTTTATATTAAATATGTATATGGAAAAATTAATATTTATGATTATTTTATTGAAATTTTAAATGATAAATTAGAATTTAATAAAACTTATTTACATTCTATTTATTATTTATTTAATTCTGTATATTTACTTAATATTAATAATATAGTTCATAATGATTTAGATAATTATAAAAATATTTTATATAATACTAAAACTTATAAACCTATTATTATTGATTTTGGTATTACATATGATATTAATTCACTATATATTGATGATGATTTTAATTTTAAAATTATGAAAAATGTTTTTTTTCATTATAGAAATGATAAATATTTATTAAGTAAAATTATCGAACAAAATTTTGTATCTTTTATTTTTTTTAATAGAGAGAAAGATTATTATGGTAATATTAATAAAAAAACTTTAAATATTCTAGAAAAAAAAGATATTATTTTATTTACTAATAATTATTTTAATATTTTTAAACATATGTATCGTATTCATTCTTTTTTTATTGATAATGAATATGATATATATATTAAAGCTTATGAAACTTTTTATTATAAATTTTTAGATAAAAATAAATATTATTATTTTTATGATATTATTAATGAATTATTAATATCTATTTTTAAATATACTGATATATATTTTCTTTCTATTACATTTTTTTATATATTATATAATTATGTTAAATACGATAATTATAAAAATGAAGAAAACAATAATAGTAATAAAGAAAATGATATAAAAAAGAATAAACATCATATTACATTTAATTATACTAAAGAACCTATTCTTTATTTATTAATGCAATTATTTAAAAAAATTATTTTTCCTTTACCACAATATCGTATTAATTCTAAACAATTTATTTCTATTATTGAATTTATTATTAAATATATTAATTCTATATCTCTTGATACAATTGATAAAGATATTGAAAATTTTAATGAAGAATTTATATTATTATTGAATGTTTTAAATATTAATACTGATTTATTTTTTTATAAAGAATATGCATATATCGATTTTGATATTATTTTTACAATTCAAAATATTGAATTTATAAAATCATTAAATATTATATTTAAATAATATATATTTTTATTTTAAATGAAATAACTTCTTGAATTTTCTAATAAATATCTATAAAGTAAATTTAATCTTGAATTTCTACTTTCCATATTTGGATTTGGATTTTCCATATTTGGATTTGGAATCGGATTTTCCATATTTGGAATCGGATTTTCCATATTTCTAAAAAATCTATTATTTAAATTTCTAAAAAATATTAAATTTCTTGAATTTTCTCTATTATATTGTCTATTATATTGTCTATTATATTGTCTATTATTTTCCATTATATTTTCTCTAGTATATGAATTTATTATACTTACCATTTCATTATATTCATTTTGTAATTCTAAATCTCTTTGATTTCTTACTTCCCTTTCCATTATAAAATTATTTAATCTATTTCGATTTCTAATTCTATTTCTATTTCTTATTGGTAATGTTATTTGAGAATTTCTTATTTCTGAATTTCCTATTTCCGAAGTTCTTATTATATTCATTATTTCCGAATTTAATATATCTTCATTTATATATTCATTCTCGTTTGAATTTAAATTAGAATTTGAATTTGAATTTGAATTTGAATTTAAATTAGAATTTGAATTTAAATTAGAATTTGAATTAGAATTAGAATTAGAATTAGAATTTGAATTTGAATTTAAATTTGAATTAGAATTTGAATTTAAATTAGAATTTGAATTTAAATTTGAATTTGAATTTGAATTTGTTTTTATTTCCTTATATTGAAATTCATATCTACATACAGGACATTTATTACTTTCTTCTTTTAACCATTTATTTATTCCACTTGGTGTAAATATATGATTACATGGTAATTCTATTATATCATCATTCTCTTCAAATTCTGTAAAATAAATAGGACAAATATTATTTTTTATATTATTTTCTAAATTTAAATTTTTTAATTTTCTTATTTTTAATTTATCATATTCTAAATCATCTATTACTTTTTTATATTTTTTCTCTTCAAAAAATGTATTATTTATATAATTTTCTATATAATTATTTGTTAATAATTCTACATCATTTTCTTCATTTAAAGATACTGAATTATTTGAATTTATTATATAATAAATATTATAATTATATACATCTTCATTATTTTCATTATTTTCATTATTTTCATTATTTTCATTATTTTCATTATTTTCATTATTTTCATTATTTTCATTATTTTCATTATTTTCATTATTTATTTCATTATTTATTTCATTATTTATATTATTCAAATTCATTATTCTATTATATATTAAATTTTCTCTTCTATTATTTATTATATTATTACATAAATCTAAATTATAATATATAAAATCTATTTCTATCCTATTATTAGATGATATATCCATAATAATATTAATATTTATATTTATATTTATTAATATTATTTTATTATATTTATTTATAATTTATATCAATTTATTATATTTTATATTTTATATTTTATATTTTATATTTTTTATTTTTTATTTTTTGATATTTTTTTTTGTTTTATTTTTTGATATTTTTTTTTTATTTTTTTCATTTATAAAAAATAATAAACTATCTGTATTTTCAAACCTATTTATATCTTTATTATTTATTAAATCTTCCATATTCAAATCTTCTAAATCAGAATACATTTTAAATGCATACAAATTATTTTTTATATTATAATTTGTTTTATTTAAAGTATCTATATCTAAATTTAATTTATAATATAATAAATATTTTATTTTATAATCTTTATTTTCATTCTTTAATTTTATTTTTTCATTATAATAATTTATAATATCTTCTTTATTTGTATAATATAATTCTTCTTTTATTATTTCTGTATCATTTTCAAAAAAAAATAATATATCTATTTTTTTTTTTTTTTTTTTTAAAATATCTAATTCATTTTTCATTTTTTCAATATTCATATTTATTATTTAAATATTTTTTATTAAAAATATTATAACTTATTTATAATATTTTTATTTTTTATACTATTATTTTATATTTAATATATTAAATGTTTATTTCTTTCATCATCTGAATTATAATCTGTATCATCATTTGATAAATTATTTATATATATCATTTCTGATATATATTCTTCTTCTTTTAACATATTATCTAATTCATTTTTATAATTTATATATATTGACATATCTCCTCTTAATAAATTTTCTTTATCTCTATATTTATTCCAATTATTCGAGATCTTATTATAAAAATTTATAATTTTATTCTGTTCTTTTAATTTAACTAAATCTTCATTTTTATCATTTTTATCATTTTTATCATTTTTATCATTATTATTATTATTATTATTATTATTATTATTATTATTATTATTATTATTTTTATTATTTTTATTTAATATTTTCCAACCTTTCATATTATTTTCTTGTATTATATTATCTTGATTATTCATTATTTTATTATTTAGAATATCTGTATAAGACATTAATATAAATTTTATAATTATTTTTATATTAATTTAATAAATTATTTTTAAATCAATTTTTATATAAATTTTATATAAATTTTATATTGATTTTATATTAATTTTATATTAATTTAATATAAATTTTATATTAATTTTATATTAATTTTATATTAATTTTATATTGATTTTATATTAATTTTATATAAATTTTATATAAATTTTATATTAATTTTATATTGATTTTATATTAATTATATATAAATTTTTATAGATTTTTATATATTTTAATATATAATGTATAATTTAAATATACATCCTATAGTCCATACTAATGTTAATAATACTCTTAATTCTGGTGGTGGTAGTATAACTATGAAAAAAAAATATGCAAATAAATTTAATAATATTTCAAAAGGACAATTTTCATTAAACGGAATTGATAATAATGATATTAATAGATATATCGGTAATCGTAATTATGGAAATGTTAATTCTGAATGTAAAACATTTGATAATAATATTAAAACTAGTGTTAAAAATAATAAAGCATATATAGCTAATAAATTATTATGTAGTCCAGTTAAATCTTTATCTTGTTATCAAAATGTTAATTTCCAATTAGTTACAGAATTTAAAAAAGATGGAATAGGTTTAAATAAATTTTTTAATTCAGATAATAAAACTCAAAGTAATTATATTTATTTACTTCAATCTTCTGTTGGATGTAATATTAATAAAGAACATTTAAATGATATTTCTAATAATGGAACAAATTGTTGTTTAACAAATAATATTAATTCTAATATTGGTTCTACTTCTAATTTTAGAACTATGCAATTAATTAAGAGTAATAATATAACAAAAGATATTACACAATTATTACCAAATAATTATGATATTTATTACAATAATGGTAAATTATTTCAATCGGTTAGTTGTCTTAAAAATCCACCTGATGCAAAAGTAATTGGTTGTCGTAGTATTGTTTGTTAATTTATATTCTTTATATTCTTTATATTCTTTATATTCTTTATAAAAATAATATAAAGAATATAATAAAAAAAATTTATAATTTTTATTTTTTATTTTTATTTTCATTTTTTTTATTTTCATTTTTTTTATTTAAAAATTTATTTCCAGCACTTATATGATTTATTTGTAAATTTCGTGGTTCTGCGCTTATAAATTGATTATCTTTTGAACTAAAAACTATTCTTTTAATATTTAAATTTATAATCATTTCTAAACAATTTTCACAAGGAGCGGATTCTTGTAATTCATTTTTTTTATCGCATCTTACTACATAAATAGTTGTTTTTTTAAATATTTTTTTTATTTCTTCAATATTTTTATTTTTTGAATTATCCATATTCATATTTAAAATTACCGACTTTTATATCTTTAACATTATTTTGCAATTTACATGCATAAAATAAATTACGCAACGCTGCTATTTCTGCATGACAAGTGCAACTATTTGTAATAAATAAATCTTTAGAATTTGTGCGATAATTATTATATCCTTTTCCTAATACTTTCCCATTCGCTACTGCAACAGCCCCATGTCTCATTAATACAACCGATTTTTTTGCTTCATCTATTGCAATATTTATAAATTTATAATCTGTTGAGCTTATCATTTTTTATTTATAATTATTTATTAATATATTTTTTATATAATTTTAAATATTTCAATTTTTATTTTTATATTTATTTTATATTAATTTTATATTAATTTTATATTAATTTTATATTTATTTTATATTAATTTTATATTTAATTTATATTAATTTTAAATATATTATAATTCATATTTTATTTTTATATTAATTTTATATTTATTTTATATTTAATTTATATTAATTTTATATTTAATTTATATTAATTTTAAATATATTATAATTCATATTTTATTTTTATATTAATTTTATATTAATTTTATATTTATTTTATATTAATTTTATATTTAATTTATATTAATTTTAAATATATTATAATTCATATTTTATTTTTATATTAATTTTATATTTATTTTATATTTATTTTATATTTATTTTATATTTATTTTATATTTATTTTATATTTATTTTTAAATATATTATAAATCTATTTAAATATATTTAGAATTATTAT